GGGCCCTGACATGCGGTTTATCAACGATCTGAAAGAGGATGCGATGATTGCAGAGCTGGAGAACCGTTGCATCAAAGAAATGCTGCCACATGAACGCATGCGGGTGAATCTGCCGCTACTCGCAAGAGAACACAACCCAGTCAAAGACTGGATGGAGAGCGTGCCCTGGGATGGCACATCCCGCATACAGCAGTTGCTGGACACCGTGGACGCTGAGGACAACCCGCTCAAAGAGATGCTGATGCGTAAATGGCTGGCCGGGTGTGCGGCCGTGGCCTGTCTACCACAGGGAGCGAACCTCGAGGGCGTGCTCATTTTTGTCGGACGACAGGCGATCGGTAAGACGCAGTGGATGAAGTCGCTGGCGCCGAACAAAGATTGGTTGCTTGAGGGTGCGACGCTCAATCCAAGCGATAAAGACAGCGTCAAGCACGCGGTTAGCCATTGGATTGTGGAGCTGGGTGAGCTGGGCAGCACCTTCAAAAAAGCCGACATCGATCAGCTCAAGGCGTTTTTGACTAAATCAAAAGATGAGCTGCGGTTACCCTACGGTCGGAGTTTTAGCCGCTACCAGCGCCGCACGGCCTTTTATGGGTCGGTGAACGAGCGTGAGTTCCTAGTCGATCCCACGGGGAACCGACGCTTTTGGGTGGTGCATGTTAACAAGATTAATTTTCAGCACGGTCTCAACATGCAACAGATTTGGGCGGAGGTGTTGCATGAGGTTTATCAGGGCGGGGAGACCTGGTTCTTAACCAGTGAGGAGCGTGAGCGGTTACAGGTTAGTAATGAGAACTCGAGGACGCAGAGTGTCGTGGAGGATTTGCTTTTGCAGCAGGTGGACTTTGAGGGGCTGAATACCAAGCCCGTGCAAATGGCAAAGCTGCTCACCGATTTAGGGATACGCGCGCCGAGAATGAGCGATTACAAAGAAGCGAGTCGTATCTTACAGGAGCGCGGCATCAAGCCCAGAAAGTCGCATGGCAAGAAAATATACGACGTACAGTACGAACCTGTAGATACCCCCACTGTACCCCGCTCTACCCCCGACTTTTAGAGGGGGTGAGGTGCTGTACCCCCTATACCCCATTGCAAAAACTCTGAACGCTATATTCTACGCGGGTCTCAGCGATGGGGGGGGTGGGGTATAGTAATTACAATAAGTATTGTATTTATATATATAAGGTAAAAAGACGCCTTTATTAGCCTTAAAAGACATGAAATTAGTTCCCCCTAGTTATAGGCTGAAAAAAGGTACCCTACCCCACCCCCTTACGGTAAGTGGGTAATGAATTACAATTACAAAGGTCTGATTATGTATTTACACTTTACTCAATGGCGGTATGCGAATGATTGCGAACGGGAAGCGTGGGGGGAACCTCGACTGCCTGAGCGAGAGGCGTTCGCGTTGTATCAACAACTAAGGGAAAGCGGATGGCTGACAAACCCAACGGACAAGCAAAGCGCGGAAGGCCACGCAAAGATCGAAAAGCATTAGTTGAGATGCCGCTTCAATTTGAGGCGGATGACGAGGCGGGCATTACGGAAATGCAGACGAGTTTTGTCTGGCATTACACCGAGGGTGCGTGCGGGCAGACCGAAGCTGCCAGGCGTGCAGGGTTTGCATTCCCAGCATCGGCTGCGACGAAGATGCTTGATGGGAAGACGTTCCCGAAAGTGACGCGCGCCGTGCGGGTCAAACAAGATGAGCTTCGCGAGAAGTATGCGGTCACGCCGCAGAAGACAGGCGCGATGCTTTGGAAGATCGCGGAGACAAGCTTTGAGAATGGTGCGTACAACGCGGCGGTGAGTGCGGTGAAGGAGTTGAACCAGCTCGCCGGGCTGACCATACACCGTAGCCAGAATCTCAACATCAACGCCGATTTGCAGAAGATGACAAAGGACGACATCAAGCAACGGTTGAATGAGCTGCTGGGCGTCGATAGCGAAATGCGGGACCGCGACCATTAACCGAGCCGGGTGGTAAGATGTGGGGGGATGAACATCGTTTTTGCCCCTCCCGCTTGGCGCCGCCCAAAAAAATGCAGAAAAAAGCAAAAACCTGCAAAAAAATATAAAAATGGAATAAAAACAACAACTTACACGTAATATTTTGGTGCGCGCAGAGTTGTGCGTATCGCTTGGCTCTGAGCAGAGGCGATACGGTAGTCTGCCAGATAGCGCAAACGAGGGGTCAGAAGCGCGTAGGACGCCCTGTATTGCTCTGTGTTGCAAAAGCGTGCGTAAGGTAAGGAACCCTATAGGGTCGAAAAAAAGCCGTCAGATCGTAATAGAGAGCGACACCCGCACCCCCCTATATCGCGCGGCCGCATGGCGCTGTAGCTATAGCAAGGTTTGGTACATCCAACCCCCAAAAATACGCAACGCAAATCCACGCGCCCATAGGGACCCTGCCCACCCGGTTTTTGAAGGAGACAACAAAAACATGGGTCGGGCGAGCAGGGTGATTCGGTAGAAAGGCCCGTAAGGTATCCTTTCCGCGAGTGTATTTCTAATTTTTTTTGCTTACACTCGGCCAATGGCAGACTCACGCAACAAAGGCGCCGCGTTTGAGCGCGATATTGTAAAGCGAATCAACGCATTCGCCGCTGAACATGCGCTGGGTTTTACGTGTAAGCGCAATCTCGACCAGTATCAAGCTGCCAACCTGTGTGATATTGAGATTCCTGGCTATTCCATTGAGTGTAAGGCGTACAAAAGCGGTTGGTGGTACGCTTCTGCGTGGTGGGACCAGGTCTGTGAGGCGTGCGGTGACGATATTCCCGTGCTAATTTACAAATTCAACAACAAACCGATCCGCGTTTGTGTGCCGTTGCACTCGATTAACGCAAAAATCGCGAAAAACAACGCGAGAACCGTGGTGTTGACGCTTGAGGACTGGTTTTTTCTGTTGAAATCATCGTTTGATGCACAAAAAGAGGCGGCATAGTGGGTTTTTTGCGACGATTGATCAAAAAAGCGCAAACCGATGAGTTTGGTTTCTACAGTTTTGCTGAAGAAATCGCTCTGAACGCGCCGCAAAAGAAGATGCGCGGTGAAGACGCGCGTCGAATGTTTTTGAACAAAGGTGTAAAGAAAACAGAGCTCGAAGATTTGGGTTTAGATGAGCTTTTCAATCAAGATCGCGTGACTCAAGACGAGATTCTTCAGACGATTGATGAAAATCGCATCGAGTTTGAAGCGTTAGAGTATAAAGACAGCGCCCCCGCCAACAGGAGCTTTACTCGAGAAACGCTTTCCTTCGAAGAGGCGCACATGACGCCCACCGTCACGCTCGAGGACGGCACAGTCTTGCGTTATTACCCCTACGCTCAATCGCGTGATGGCAGATTCGGTGAATTTAGACCAGAGGGACCACCCAGAGAGGGCGTGCCAACGGGCGTATTAGACACAGTAGGCGATACCACAAATTTTCAGTTTATCGAAGAAATTTATGATGGCTTGCCCGTGTTTGAAGAGGGCAGCACCACTGAAATTGGCCGCGTCAAGAAACGGTTTGATGAGGAATCTGCTGGCATTACTGAGATTTTGGAAGATGAGGATTTAGCGCGAGAGGCGCTTGATTTTGCATACAACCGAGATGAGGACACCGTTTCTTACATCATGGATGACAATAATGATTCTATTAACGATTTTTTGTTTGAAGGCGCGGGTTTTGAGGTTTTAGATAAAACCGACAGAAAAATTTTGCGCGACGCTGTTTATTTCGTTCAGAGAGACTCATATTTAGACGATCCCATCGAAAAAATTACGATCACGCTTGACGGCAATCCCACCCCGTACTCTTTGGTCGGTAATGAAGATATGGGCTATAGCTTGCCGGGCACTAGCGACCCGCGCCTGTTAAACGATCCAAGTACTAACCCAGTGGCTTTTAGCGCAAACGAAGCGGAGGTGTCGCTTTCAGGACTTTTGGAGCAATATGAAAATATTACGGACGGCGCCCAGGGCAATCTCAGGTGGGCTGACCGCACGTTACCAGGCGGAGACAACGCCGTAGAAACCGTATTTCAACTCAAACTGCCAGAGCTTCGATTCAGCGAAGACATTCACTATCCCGCCGCCACAAACCAAGTGTTTCATGTACGCACGAAAGACCGCGTCGATGACAAAGGCAATTTGATTTTGTATGTAGAGGAGTTTCAATCGGATTGGGGTCAACGTGCAAGAAAATATGGTCTGAAAGACCCAGAAACCATAGAATACGCAGAGGCAAAAGCAAAAGAGGAACTGGATCAGTTGCTTGATTTTCTTCCTTTTCTAGAAAGAGCTTATGAAAAAAATCCTCGACAACCACGGTTTGTGGACCAAATCCGACGCTCTTTAGTGGAACCGTATAATATCAGCGGTCGGAGAGATGGCACGGTGGAGGTTGCACCTGAAGGCAGTGCCAAATTTGGAATCAGGACCAAATCTATTGACCGCTTGAAAAGCGCGCTGGGAGACTATAAAGATGATGTGGATGAAGCGGTCAGACAAGCGCGACGTGACATCATCACAGGTAGTTTTTCTTTGGAAGAGAAGCAAGCGGCACTTAAAAATATTTATTTAGAAGCATATCAACAGGGCCAAAGGGCTCAAAATTTTTACTTGCCTGAGGCGTTGAAATACGAATTGTACAGAGGTCCTGAGGAACTAGGGGTGTATCCGACGTCAGCGGCAAAAATCATATCTGATTACGTTGACCAAGAGGATTTGATTAGTCTGGATCAAAAGTTGGGTGAGTTTGGCGCTGCTCTGGCTACACCGACTGGTTTCAATGTACAAGCAGCGGCCC